CCCAACCTGTTCCCCTCCCCCACCAATATCGTCATCAACGTGGTAAAACCACGCTCCATAGTAGACATAGCAGTAGATAAATACCGCAAGGACACTATTGACCTGCAGAAGTATTATCTCAGCCAGTTACAGATAGCACTCCAAGTCTATTTTCACCAAATGATGATGATTATGGCTGAAACGAACCTTCCAAGCATTGACAACTTATCCATGGACTATGACGGCAAAGCTGTTAAAGTTCCTGCCGGCCAGAACCTGGAACATCTGCATGATTACATTGTCCGTTCGCAGGTTGTCAGAGAGCAGAAGACCAGACTATTCAAGAAGACACATAACGTAGACCAGACAGTCATGCACATGAGAAGCTGGCATGTGTCGGAAAAAGAACGTGAGCGCTACTATACCGAGAAGTACGGTGACAGTGCCACCTATCTCGATTCCGAGGCCAATTCCATACTCCGTAATAGTCGTAGTCAGTATGACAAGCAATACGCCCAGTCACTATACGATATGTATAAGTACTTGAACAGCTCCGTAATAATGATAAAGGACATACTTGATATGTCACTAAACGAAGCAAAAGCTAAAGGACAGCTTTTAAATAAAGGCGTAGACATATTTGCTGTGACCGAAAAGAAGGTCAATGTCAACGATGCCATTGCCAGCGCAGTTGGCAGCGGTAAGCTTGATGAAGCCAAAAATCCACAGTCTGTAGATGACAAATCAAAATCTACGACAGATACGTCTACAAGCACAAATTCCAGTTCAAATACAAGCTCTACTTCAAGCTCATCGTCTAATAGCGATGTTAAGGATAAATCCAAAGAGAACGCTCAGCTCCTCTCGGATATTGCGAGCGGCAAAAATCCTCTTGCTGATAGTCCGGAAGAAAAGGCCCGCAAAGAAAAGCGTAAGCATTACGAAAATATCATGAAAGAAAACAGTAAAAAAGCAAACGCTATTTTCAAGGGTTGGGAAGATGCTATTAAGAATGATCCAAATGCCACTGGCAAAGTATGGGTTATGCAGTGGGCAGCCCAGAACCGTCCTCAAGAATATGCGCAGTATCAAGAATATCGACGTTTATCTGACGAGGCCGGCAATGAAGTGATTAAGTTAAGCATGTAGACATCACAGGGAGACATAGATGAAACTAACCGACTTTATGTTTTGGCGGGTTCCGCAAAGACACATTGAAGAAGTCACGGAAATAAAGGAAGCTGGCGGCTCTACCGGAGGGCAGATTAGCCAAGCGAACATGAAAAACTTTGTCGTAAAGGCAGTAGGTTTTCAGGGCGAAGGCAATGATGATTTTGCCTCTCCCGATGTAGACCTTTCTCAGATTAAGAAAGCTATTGATGGCGACTCTTACATCAAAATGGCCGTGGCCAAGTATAGTCAGCTCATCTTCAAAGCCGGTTATAACATTGTTGGCTCAAACGATGCTGCAGCAGAATATCTGCGCGGGCGGCTTCGCATGATGTCCTTTATGACAGGCGTACCTACTGATGTACTATTCCAGCAAACGACTGATGACCTGGTTGCGTACTCAAATGCATTCTGGGTTAAGAGCCGTCAGCCTATGACAAACATTGGCGGCCTATCAGCAAAAGGCGTTCTGGACACCAATCCAGTATGCGGTTACTTCCGTATGGATCCGAGTACCGTAACTATCAAGCGAGATAAGTCCGGTACTATCAAGCAATATCAGCAGGAGTCCGGGAACAATAAGAAGACATTCAAACCTACGGATGTTATTCATTTCTATATCGACAAAGCAGGCGGCGCGGCATTTGGTACGCCCCGCCTTGCAGCAGCCCTTGAAGACGTAAAGCTCCTTCGCAAAATCGAAGGTAACGTCCTTAACCTCATCTACAGGTTCGCCATTCCCATCTATCAGATGAAGATTGGTTTGCCACAGGCAGGGTTCATGGCCACAGATAAGCAAATCAAGGAAGCCAAGAAAGAAGTCGAGAAGATGGCCAGCGATGGCGTCATGGTTACTAATGAAAGCACCGACTTCAAAGCCATTGGTGCTGAAGGACAGGCTCTTGATGCTACTGGCTACCTTAACTACTTCGAGAAGCGTGTGTTCTCCGCTCTTAATATGAGTGAAGCATTCATGGGCCGTGGCGGCAGCAAACAAGACGCAGACTCTATGGAAGAACAGGTACACGATACCGTCAAGTTCATTCAGAGCCGTTTCTCCATCTTTATGCGGGAAATGGTATTCAATGAGCTTCTGCTGGAGGGTGGCTATAACCCCATCATGAACGAGCCGGATATTGTTGAGTTCCAGTTCAATGAAATCAACAACGAAACCCGCGTCAAGATGGAAACCCATGCCCTCAATCAGTTCCAGGGCAACACCATCACTTTTGAGGAAATGCGTCAGCGCATCGGTATGCGTGCTGATAACGTAGATGAAGCTCGTCTGTTCAACAATATGATTAAGGTTCCCAGCGAGGTTCAGGTTCTGCAAGCCAAGGCAGCAACAAGTCCAACAGGCAGTGCAGACAGCCCTGGCAAAGACAAACAGCTAAAAGACAACTCCGGGACAGTGAAGAACACCATGCAGCCTAAGAACCAACACGGCACGGGTTCAGCCCACATAAAAGAAATGAATGAGGCTGCTGATCCTAAAATAACAGCAAAAAATGTCGATAACTACAAAAAAAATTTCCCAAAAGTCTACAAAAGGTATACTACAGTGCGTAATGATGTATGTGAGCGGAACGGAAAAGCCGCTACCATCCTCCCTCTCGGAAGAGATGGAATCATAAAAACGCTAAAAGAGTATGTCGAGGATGAAGCCCAGTTAGGGATTCAAAAAGCGATAAAAGACAGCAAGCAGAAAGACATTTCTCTGAAGAAGCTAACGCTGGTACTGATTAATGACGAGATTGATAAAGTAACCAAAGGGCTTTTCAAAGATTTGAAGCAACGGCTTGCCAGAGCGGAAGACCGGCACGAAAAAGAAGCTGTGTTCGACGCCCTTGAGTACAGACTCCGCTTCCTCACAGAGCATGTCGTAGCTAAGTCCTACACTTATGCTTACGTCAAGACATGCGAACAGCTAGGCATCAAAAAAGTATATGTTGATTTCGGCAAAAGTGATGACAAAAATAGTCACAAGCCAGTTATCGACACTTCAAACTTTGCCTTAGACGACATACCGCCATTTCACGCATACTGTACATGCAATCTGAAAATCAATAATAAGCAGCAGGAGGTGATGTAAGAAATGGCAATGGTTATACAGGAATATTGTGGCGATACTCCTGGCATTTCGACCAGCATTGTCGAAGATGAGAATCTCGGCGTCGGGTTGAATGTTACGGAAGCTGATAATACTCAGCCTATCGATCCAAATTCCATCAATGTTGATGTCGAAGGCATTCACGCCTTTCCTCATGCAACACGCAACTACACAAGATATATGCCGAAATGCTTGAAAGGCAGTGTTCCGTCTTGGACTAATCCGTACAACCGGCCCCTTATCAAGCATCACAATGAAAAAGATGGTAAGATTATCGGCCGTGTATTGAACGCTGATTACATTACCAAGAATACTTTTTCAGGCACTCCTGCCCTGCTCTTTACCGTCAACGTTCCCGGCGAAGAAGCTAAAAACGACATTAAGAACGGCACTGAGAGCACGGTATCCATTGGCGTAATAGCCCATGATGTGCGATGCAGCATTTGTGGCCAGCAACTTGCGGGCGGCGAAATGTGCGAGCATGAACGTGGTGTTACATATGATGGCGAAACATGCTATTGGGACATTCATAGCATGGAAGCCAAGGAATTAAGTTATGTGATTGTTCCGAGTGATATCTATGCGAAGAACCGCAAGATATACGCGGCAACAACTAAGTCGGGAGAAAAAACTCAGATAACTGAAAGCCTCGACGATTCAATCAAAAAAGGAGAACAACCGCAAATGGCAACAGAAGACATTCAGAAAGAATTGACTGAAGCTAAAGCTAAGATTACGACTCTCGAAGCTACAGTGTCTGAGCTCACCGAAGCAAAGGCAGCTTCCGAAAAAACCGTAACTGAGCTTACTGAAGCAAAAACTGCTCTCGAAAAGCAGGTAGCAGAACTTACCGAAGCAAAGGCTACGCTTGAGCAGCAGGCAAAAGATGAAGCAGCTCTTAAAGAGGGTTTGGAATCTTCTCTGGAAGAAACCAAGGTTGCTTTGAAATCCAGCCTCGCCGAAACGGTACAGGCACTTCGCAAAGCGGCCGGCAAGAAAGAACTTGATGCTGAAGCAATCAAGAACCGTTCCGAAGATTCCCTGAACGACGCAATCATGGACCTCAAAGAAGAACTGGGTTCTATCGGCGAGAGCCACCAAGAAGACACGACTCCAGATGCAGGCTCTGTAAAAGATCCGACTCTTCAGGAAAGCGAAGAGGAAAGCGCTGGCGGCGTCGATGTAAATGAAAGCAATGAGAACGAAAAGCTTGACCTGGAAGCTGGCCTCAGCCAGTTGCTCACGGGCATGGTTTCTTTCCACAAGTAATAGGAGGATTTTTTAACAATGGCATTACAACCTAATAGCTATTCCGCACAGGAGCGCCTGCAGCCGGGTGCCCGTGGTGAGATTTTCCAGGCTAACCTGCCTGGCTACCGTGATGGTGCTGACCGCATCAATCGCACGAACAACTTCATGAACGTTTCCCAGCATGACGTACCGAACATCAAGTATGAGTTCGACTATCGTCTGCCGGTTCTCTTCAAATATGGCTTTGACTTCGGTTTCAATCAGCTGGTTGTACCGAAA